ACCAGAATCTTCAAGAAGTTCCTGCGACACTTGTGTCAAGAAACCGTATTTGAATGCTCCGAGTGTGATGAATGCCGAGAATGCTGGATCGGATTCGCCAATCGTTGCTGCTTCTGAGTTGACAGTTCCAACTGAGTAAGTTGACAAACGTGGAATCTGAAGGTTCTCGCCACCAGCAGTGTTGAGGACAGTTGATGTTGCCAAGACTGGCGCAATCAAACGTGCCTTCATGATCACCTGGTTGTAGAACGATGTCGGTACTGGTGAACCAGTGCTTGACTTCAGGATGTCACGACGCTCGAAATTGGCCGAACGTGATTCGCCCTTGATGAGCGCACGGATCATTGCAACGTCTTCGTTCACTGGTGCCGAAGCAACAGGACGAACTTGGTCTGCAATCTCACGGGTTGCTGCGTCCATGCGAAGTTCACGTGTTTCATCTTCACGGAGTTTGCTAATGGTTGCTGCTCGCTCATTCAGTTCGTCGTTTAGACGGCTGTAGGTTTGCTCTTCTTCTGCTGAGAGGTCACGCTTTTCGGCTGTGGCCACGTCAATGATTGCTTTGGCTTGGTGCCAGGCTTGCTGACGAATCTCAACTTGACGGTCTAGATATTCTTTCATGATTGTTTTCTGCTTTCGGATTGTTGATGGATTGGGGATACGCAGGGAGTTACTACTTCTCAACCTGATGTGGCTCCACATACAGCAACACGGTTGACGGCTCCGTCAACGATGCAGTGAACAAATGTTAGGCGATGGACTTCAACAAATCAAGGTGCTTCGCCATCACACCCAAACGAGCCGGTGCAGTTTCCTGAACAGGTTCAAGTTTGGCGACAGTTTCACGAAGCAACATGGCATGATCATTTGACAATGTTTGACCTGATTCGAGGTTTGTGATCGCTGCTGCAAGTTGATCTGCGTCAATTCCTGTGCGAGTAGCGAGTGCATCCAACGAGCGTACCGAAGCAGTAGTGGCTGTATATGCAGGGAATCCTGTGACAACGCTTACCTCAAACAGTTTGATTTGGCGTAGTTCACGGGACTGACCATCATCAGACCACATGTCGCCACCAGAAGGAACAGTGAAACCAAATGACATCGAGTTCACATCACCTCGTTGCATCAGCACAGACAGGTCACGACCAATCGTGGTGTCAGGCAACGATGCATCGACGAGCAGTCCTTTGGAGTCTTCAGATAGTCGCAGTGTTTTGGCACGGGTTGTGGCAAGGAGCATGCTTGAATCGTGGTTCATATACATGCGCACATTGTTCTTAGATTTGAGTGAGCGTGAGAATGCGCCTGGTGCAATCCGTTCAATGAATGGCAAAGGTTCTGAAGGAGAGTTGAATACAGCTGCATAACCTGTGAAGGACATGCCGTTGCCTTGTGGATCGGCACGAAGTTCAAAGTCGTTTGATGTTATGCGACGGGTTTCAACCTGTTCAGTCATGTGAATATCGTACCAAATCTGCGAATTAGATATTTGCGATGAGGTTCAGTTCACGTTGACGGACAGTCAATGGAACGGAACGAGTTTGAATAAGGTCTGCTGGGATAATCCAAACGAGGTCGCATCCTTGCGCACCGTCATAGAACGCACAGTTTACGCACATCAATCCTTCTGCTTTGAAAGGGTTCTCTGTGAAGTAATGCGCACCATCGCCACCTGATGTTTGATCAAACTGACCGAAGGTTTCTGCGATGTCTTCTAGTTCTGCGTAAAGGGCTTGTTGATGACCTGTCCACACAAAGTTTTCGTTGAGGTCACGCTGTTCCATGTCTGCCACTTTAGTCGCTCTTGATGTGTCTGTGCCGTCAGCTTTGATTGCTTCAGCCTTCGACATAAACCAGTTCATCGCAGGTTCAGGATCGAGTGGGTTGATGCCCCATAAATAGAACGCCACAGCACCGGCACCAGGGAACTCTTCATCATCAGCATTTGAGTTCTTTGATGCATCCAAATCCACAAGATGTCTTGCACCCCAAGCGTTCGCACGAATCACCTTGTCTTCTATCAACCAGACCATCACCAGCCAAACCTTGACCGTAGTAGTCCAAACCTTTACGTGCAGCCGAACGAATATATGCAGGCACATTCAACGACACTTGACGCTCACCACCAGGTTCCATGTCCTCAGCAATCGACACAGCAACCATCTGATCAATCGCATCCTGCTTCGTGGTGTGGCAACCAATGACTTCACCATCTTCTTTGACGGTTGCCCAACCTGAACAATCAGGTGATTTGTCTGTAATGAAATAAGGCATCAGACCAACAACAATACTTCAGCATCATCATCCAAGGAGGAGAACGTGATCGAACCCAACGCACCCACATCGGCACCACCAAGCCGTGACCCAGCTTGAGCCGACACAAACAAAGGTCGTCGAGGTTTCGGCACCTCAACAACAATCTGTTCTGGTAGTTCTTGTTTCTTGACCGGCGAAGCAGGTTGCTTCCACCAGCGTGAACCAGCAGGAGGAATGTACGGTGGCTCAGGTACTACTGATTGCGCTGTGGCTGAAGCATCCAAACCACCAAGAGCAGCTGAAGCAATCGCAGTTTTCGCCACCTTTGTTGTCGCAGAAGCATCAAGCCCACCCAAACTCGCCTGAGCAATCACATCTTTGGCGACCTTGGTTGTCGCAGACGCATCAAGCCCACCCAAAGACGCAACAGCAACAGCGTCAGCCTTCCGTGCCTTGGCTTGCGCAGAAGCATCAAGCCCACCTAATGAAGCCGAAGCAACAGCAACTTTGATGACAGTCGCAGTCGCAGCATTCGCCAACCCACCAAGAGCCGATGATCCAGTTGCGACAGTTAGAAACTCGCCACCATCCAGCACCCTTGAACTATCAAGTGTTGAACTATCAAGAATGAACGCAGCTCCACCACCAAGACCGAAGCCTGCGTTGTCGAGTGTGGTTGAGTCAAGGACGAACCGTTGAACGGCCATCACGAACCTACGATGCGAGCGTCAATGAGACGGTGAGATTGCCTGAACTAATCGTGTACGTGTCACCAGCGTCATACGGGTTTGCTGTGATCGTGCCAGAGAACAAGAAGTTCCCTGCTGATAACGCATCCCAACAAGTGAAGTGGTTTGCATCTTCAGACCCTGCGATGTTCGTCCAACTGATGTCAGCATCCGATGCCAACGCACCAGTGGTGGAAACACCAAACGACACAGACTTGCGTGTCGTTTCCACAGCAGGGTTCGCTGTCCCAGCAGCACCAGGATTACCAACGTGCAACTTCACATACGGCACAGCAACCGAGAACGCTGTTGCATTACCCAATGCGTTCATCCAAGCATTGCCCAAGTATGCGCCAATTCCGTGTGCCATTAGTCTTCAACCCTTTCAGTGATCGTCAAGATGCGTCCATCAGCGTCACGCTCAACAGTGCGAATCGTAGGCTTGGACTGTGGGATGTTCACTCGAACCACAGTCTCAGGAACATTGATGATCGGTGCAGGAACATTCACAGCTGGAGGCGTATAGTTCAAAACCACTTCAGGCATATTGATGTCCATGTTCTGCGACTTAACTTCGTAAGCAGCAGCAGGATCTGCTGGACTGATCTGCGACAAACCTTGCAACATCACCGAAGGAACACCAGTGTGCAAGATGTCTGGCAAACCTAGTGATGCCAACACTGCCGATGGATCAAAACCTGTCGTGATAAGGCGTTGAGCCATCAACACTTTGCGATCCAACTCAGACAAGTTTGCAGCTGACAAATCCACGTTCGCCAACGGGACTCGGTACACCTCGCCACCTTCTACTGGTGGCATGTCCTCGATGCGATGGATGTCGTTGATTGACAAGAAGCCTGATTGCAGACCTGTTGAGAATGCTGCATATCGTGAGGCTTGATCCCCACGTAACAGGCCGTCAACATTGAACTTGAGGAATGCTCGACTGTCTAGCAACTTCTGGTAGCCGTCCTCAATCTTTGAGATGTACGGACGCAACGTGTGTTGAACGAAGTGAATGCCGTTCTGTTCTACCGACGCATACGACATCGCTCCAGCTGTAGTCACACCGAGCATTGATGGTGGACATCTGAAGATGCGACCAATCTCCTCGATGGCGAATCGGCGTGATTCTAGGAACTGTGCCGAATCGTTGTCAACAGTTGTCTTGGTGAACTTCGCTCCACCGAACAACACACCTGGACGATGCGACCTGCGCAAACCTCGATGACCTTCTTCAAACGATCCAACTAAATCTTTGGCTTGTTCACGGGTCAGGTTGCCTGGGAACTCGATGATGCCGGACGCACTTGAACCTTGACCGAAGAATCGTGCAGCGAACTCCTCCAACGCTTTCGCCAAACCTAGGTTCTCTTTGACCAAATCAATCTTGGAACGGCCACGCAACTCACCTGGCAAACGCAGTTCGGTGATATGAACCATGTCGTCAGACTGAATCACATCACGTTGGTCGTAGATGTAGATCGGTCTGCGTGTTACTTGGTCACGACTGCATTCAACCTTCTCAGGGTTCAACACCACTAGAGCTGCAATACCTTGGTCATCACGAACGATTCGTGTGAACGAGTTGCCATTCAACAGCAACGACACCAGCACCTGTTGGAAGTGTTCGGTGCGTGTCACACCAGTTTCAGGAATGTCCAACCATTGTGGTCGAGGACGGAATGCTCTGCGTTCTGCACCGACCCGAATGTAAGTATCCACAGGTAAAGTTGAAATTGAATCGGAGATGAGACGCACACAGGCGTACACTGCTTCAATCTTTAGAGAATCTATTTGGGTGACTGTCGTACCCGAGTTCGTTGAAGTAGCGAATCCGTCACCTGAAGCAAACAACGATTGAAATGAGATTGCACG